TTTCTTTTTTTTTCTGATTGTCATAGATTTCACTTAATATATCAGAAAATTTTTTATCTTTGAATATAATATTATCTAAAGCTCCCATAATATTTTTGATTATAAATATGGATATAGAAAGGGGTTAGAATCTAGCGTAACCGTTTTCTAAATAGAATATATATTGAGATTTAAATATTTCGTGAAGTCTATCAGCTATTTTAGTAATTTTAGGAGTTTTTACATCAATTATTTCTCTAATATAAATGTAAAGAGCTTTTTTATTAAATACTTCTATTGTTTCTCTTTTTCTAAATAGTTCTAAAATTGCATCAGCTATTTGAGCATCATTTTTTTTAGGAAATAATTCGTAAATATTTTCTGTAACATGTTCAACAAATAAATCAATGTATTGCCCTAACTCATCTTTCTTAGAATCATCATTTATACCATAGGAATGATCAGATCCATCTTTTACTAATTCTTCAACTCCTACTTTCTGTATTTTTTTCTGGTAGTTTTTGTTATTATATAAAATAAGCCATCTTTTTACTATGGTACCAAAATATGAATAGGCTTTAGCTCCTCTTGTTGGATCAAATAAATGAATTTTTGATAATAAAAAGGTTATTATCTCATGTTGAAGATGTTCTAAGTTTTCAACTTCAGTATGATAAAATTTAAATGTATGGATTATATTTTGAGTTAGTTTAAAAAAGGCATAATGAATGTATCTTTCATATATTTTGCTTCTTTCTTCTTGTTGTTCAATAGGGTCTAAGCCATTATATAATACAATATAATCTTCGGTTTCTTGAGTAAAGTAATTTTTACTTTTCTTCTTTCTTTTTTTAATCATTGTTTTAATTAGTCAATTTTAAATCTAGATATACTTTTTTGTATAACCTTTATTTGACTAAAAAACCAACCAATTTCATCGTCACTTTTAAAAAAACCTTTTTCGTCTATTTGTTGTAACCTTTTATCTGCTATATCTACTTGTTTTGAAAATTCTTCTATAAATTGGGATTGGCGTATAATGATATCCTCTGTTTTTTCATTTTTACGCAATAGGTTGATGGTCGTATATCCTAAGATTACGACCAAAACACTTAAAACCCCAATTATAATTTCTAATATCATAAACTATCTAACATATTTTTTAACCCTTCACTTTTTATGGTATTAAGGGCTTTACTTTTTAAATTAGATTTTGACTTCAATGTAAAATTTTCTTTTGGCTTTTCCACGCTATTTTCTCCTTTTAATTTAGGTAACCATTCTCTTTCAAATTCAATACGAGCAGCCATTAAGTCCGCCTGGTGTAAAATAAAAGGGAGTGAAGTACGTGGTTTTTGCTCGGGCATAAAGGCAAATAGATATTTTTTATTTCCTTCATCATATAGACCATCATGTGTTTGGATTGCTAACATCTCGTTAAACGTATATTGAATACCATGAGATTGTAATAGAAATAAACCACGGTCTGGGACTGAGGCAAAAGGTACTTTAGTATTAAACATATAATCTTCACCTAATTTATCACGTCTCCACTGGTCAGTCTGGGGGATATAAGATTCATTTTCTTCATCCCCCATCTTTCCCAAATCATGATTAATAGCAGAGAAGACAAGTTCTTCCTGGGTAAAGGTAGACATGTCTGCTCCAAATCCTTCCCATGTTGCACTAAGTGATAGTGCTGCTTTTACAACTCTGTTTACATGTTCTACATAACCACCTGGAAAGGAATTGTGGTATTCTTTTTTATGAGCAGCAGGCATTAATATTATACGCTCCTCATATTTTTTATAAAATTCAATTAATTTTTCTTTTCTGGGGGATGAAATATATGTTTCTATATTTACTAAAAATTCTACCCAGTTATTTTGAATTTGTTCTGCTGTTAGTTTCATAACCTCTTTTTTTATTTTCTTTAAATTTTTCTGTAATAATACGAATTAATTCCCCAGTTGGATTATGGGCAATATGTTTTAATTTGGATTTCTGTGGAAAAGTCTTCACTATTGATGTTCGACTAGATCATTTAAATTTTCTAGTACTCCTTTTAGTTTAGTAATTTGATCAATATAAGTTTGTCTTGGCTCACCGGTATTAACTATTCTTGTTAACTCAGTTAAACCACTTTCTAGTTGTCCTAATTTCTTTTGTACTAATTCTTTATTTCTCATAATTTATTTATTATTTAAACAGGGTATCCCTTAACCCCCTTTATCACCCCTTTATCTTCCTCCCCTTTTCCATACAACCCGTATTTCCAAGGTACAAGGGAAAATTTACACATCCAAGGGATTTTCAAAATTTTCTTTAAGTTTTTTTATTTCTAATAATTTAGCACATTTTTCATATGCTTCTATTGATTCGAAGTATGCAATAGCTTTATTTAAAGTTGCGATTAATGGTTTAGAATTAAATTCCCATACAGCATCAATGTGGTCTTTTTTTGATAAATCTATAACGTTTATATAACTCCATGCCCTATTAAATACCGTAAAAGAAGATGCCTCTTTAGTCTGTTCAGCATTATAAGGAGCCTTTTCTCTTTCGAAAAATTTTTTTAGTTTTAAATGGAACACTTCATGGTTATAAATTAATTTAGTAAACATCCCTAACTTAGCTGTAGGGCTGTTTAAATAATCCTCATTAGCATTCACTAATTCTCTAACCTCTTCAGCATCATTATTATTACCAAATAATTGAAATATTCTATCTTTGTTTATCATCTTTTTCCTCCAAAATATTCTACTGCATGTCCCTCTTTTAATAAGATATCTTGCAATTTTGTTTCACCTAAAAATATAACACCTAAACACCTCCCATATTTTCCTACCCCTTGAGAATGTAATACAAATTGATTTTTATTTTCTTTAAGTAATTCTTTAACCCTAACTTTAGCAGCTAACCCTCTTTTTTTTTCTTCTAAATCTTTAGTACGAGATTCAGGGGTATTAATTCCTACTAATCTAATTCTGATGATTTTATGAGTATCAAACCCTAAATCTATCTGAGCATCGAGTGTATCTCCATCTACTACACGAATGCATTTAGCATTGTAAATATACATAATCTATTGTTTGATTATAAATATTTACTTTTCTAGTTGATTTAAAAATTTCTCTTTTTTAATTGCATCTTGCTTCTTTTTTCTTTTAAGAGATGAAGGTTTGATAAATTCTTTTCTCTTTTTTAATTCTTTGATAATTTGAGTATCTCGAAATTTATTTTTAAATCTTTTAAGAGCTTGATTTATATTTTCATTTTTTCCTATTTTAATTATTAGCATTGATTTGGGTTTCTAATTCTTTTAATTCGTTTTCTACATCACTTTGTATTTTTAGTAAGTGATTATATTCTGTAACTATATCTTTTTTATTAGGATTATCTGGATGGTAATTCCAAACTTCTTCCATTACTGTAGCTACAGACATTAAGTCATCTAATAAAGATGCTTTTTGCTGGTTTAATTGTTCTTGCTCGTTTAATTCTAATTGTGCCATCTTATTTAAATTTATTTCCAATTAAGTTAATTACTTCTTTTGCCTCTTCCAAATCAATCCAAAAGAATTCTTTACTATTATTTGCACGTTTGGATTTTAATTTGTGGTGTACTTCCCTTTCAACGGTTTCCCCATTAAAACATTTGTATGCCCATTCTACTTTATAAGGTAAAGCAACACCTGTAGCTGCAGATATCTGTTTTGCTCTTTCTTCAGGTAAATTTTTAGTATACCCTATTTTAAGTAAATTGGGCATTGTTGGGTTTGATAAAACATATACCCATTGGTCTCCTTCTCCTTGATCAGCATATAATCCATATTTTTTACCTGTATAATATGTTACATCTTCCCATCCATCCCCACGTTCACTAGGGGTTATAGTAAAAAATTCTGCATTTTCTAATCCTGTATTTCCATAATTTTCTTTTAATGGAACCAATTGTTTAGCTTCTTCTAGGGTAATTCTAGTTAAACTCATTCTACAATAATTTTAAATTCACTTTCTCTTACAACCCTTTCTCCTATATCATTATTAAAGGTAGTTTTAGTAAATACTTTAAGTGTATCTCCTACCATCTCATTATTCAAATAAAATTGTTGTCTAGGATTATAATTATATTTACTATAAGCCCCTAATAAAGTAGGAGCATAAGGACATTCCCAACAAAAATTCTTTTGAATTTGATACCCAGCAATGTTAAGTGGGGGTTGTATTTGGGCTATATCGGTTAAAGTATAATTAATATTATCTACAGGAACAGGGTTATTAAATCCCCCACCAGTAAACCACCCTAAAAATGAATAAGTAGGAACAGTAAAATTAATACTATCAAAAGCTACCCAATAATCAGAATCATATCCTACTTCAATTAATGGAACTTTATTTATAACATACTCAGGACTTAACTCACTTAATTCTCCTCTAATAGTAAAGTATTTAGGCCCATAAAACTCAATATGCCAATATCCATTATTATCTTGATAAGCATTAGGTTGAACCTGTTCATCAATAAAAAACTTTGCTTCACAATCCCCATTTATACAAGGATAGGAAGAAAGTTCCTCCTTACTACAACTAGCAAGGAGAAAACTTAATCCTAATATTAATAAAAACCTATTCATTATGCATTAACATATTGAAGTGCAACATCAAACATTTTGCTATTCAAATCCATATCTTGTTTGAAGTTTTTGATTTGTCTAGCTTTTCTAACTTTAGTACCTGCAATATATTCAAAATCACCTTCAATAATTTTTTCTTGTACCACATTAAAAATACTCCAAAGGTCATCACCTTTATCTTCATCTCTAACTGGAGTAACAAACTCATTCATATCAATAGTAATTCTATTTAATTCCTCTTCTGGGAATCGAACTGCAAGCATATCTTTAGCAAAATCAATAATTGCTTCTTGAGATAATTTAGTGTTGATCATTTTGTTCATTGATTCAACAGTCAATGGTAATTTTTCTACCATTTCATTAATTTGCTTTTGAAGTTCATCAAAATCATAACCCATGTGTCTGATTGAAACTTTCTCAAACTCATTAGTTGAAATTACTAAACCATTTTCACAAACCATTCTAAACAAACCAGCAGTAAAAGTAAATGCATTTTTACCATCATGGCTATTAGTTAAGAGAATTTGTGGAAAAACAGTATCATCATTTTGACCATTGATAACAACATCAGGATTTCTAAACACAACTAAGTGTTTTTGATAACCAACATTTTTTCTAGCTTTAACCTCTTTAGCATCAACTACACCCCAACCTAGAACTTCCATATCCTTGATCAATCGATCAGTTGGAATGTGGGAATACTTATCTGAAACATCAGCTGAAGGTTTAGCTGTAAAAATACTTGGAGCAATTTCTTTTAACTCATTTAAACTTTTGAACTCGGAATTTTGAAGATCTAACATAACTTTAATTTTTAAATTTTTGTAATTATTAATATGTGGTAAATATACGAAAGGAAGCCTGGGTAGCCAAGCTTCCTGTGCATTACTTTTTATTTTTTTACTAATAAACTTGGTGAAACTGTATACTGAGTAAACATATCATCAGATGAAACTACTTTAATATTTTTACTATTAATTTTAGTAATTCTAAATGATTTACTAGGATCCATTTTTCTATGGTTAATACCTACAATATCCCCTATTTTAAATGATGATTTAACGTCATAGTTAATTTCTGACTTTCTAATTGCATACGCATTTTGGATTTGAGAAAGTTCTGATTTATCTGCATTTTTAATGAATGCTAACACTTGATTTAAATTTGACATAACCTTTATTTGTAATTATTAATATGCCGTAAATATACGACCCTTTTCCTGGGTAGCCAAATGGATACACAGGAGAAGTTAAAAGAAGGTAAAAGTTT